GTGGATTAAGACGCATCCTAATCGTAACCTCCACTCTGAATCTGCAGTGTGTCCTACTTGTGGTAGCAGTGCAATACAGAAGCGAGGTCAGGCTATCTCGTTATCAGGTTCGTATCAACGATACCAATGTCGGGACTGCGGAAGCTGGAGTCAAGGAGTGAAGTCACTAAGAAAATCAGTCGAGGTCAAACATCATGGATAAATTTCACGGTTTAGAAGCAAACAATGTTTATAATAATCCAGTAGCAATGCCAACACCATTTGGCTATATTCGTGAAGAAACCTTGAACGACTTAATCAAGGAGTTTGAGGACAGGAAAAGTGACACATTAGAGCGTCAAGTTGGTGGTACACACTATAAGAAAGGTGTCCAGCCGTGGACAATCGCCCTTGATTGGGGACTTGACCCGTGGTCACATAATGTGGTAAAATATATCCTCCGTTTCCCTTACAAAAACGGAAAAGAAGACCTAAAGAAGATTCAGCATTATTTGGAGTTTTTGATAGAGAATTACGATGAAGTAAACAATAAGTATTATAAATAGAGAGAAACTATGCCTTTGCTACTCCACGAGATAAAAGAACGGTTAACCGCACTTGATGAAGTAACCTTGTTAGAATTGCTCAACATCAGCAGTGAAGACATAGTAGAAATGTTCTCAGACCGCATCGAGGACAACGCCGATAAACTAGAAAAGGAAGTTAAATAATATGGCAGCATACAACATGACCCCGTACAACACATTCATCGCCAAGAGCCGCTATAGCCGTTACTTGGACGATAAAGGTCGTCGTGAACATTGGGACGAAACCGTAGCACGGTACTTTGACTTTATGGAACACCATTTAGCAACAAAACAGAACTACCATCTACCTTTTGAATTGCGTGATGAATTAGAGCAAGCAGTAATCAATTTAGAAGTAGTACCATCTATGCGTGCAGTGATGACAGCAGGACCTGCGCTAGAGCGTCAGAACGTAGCAGCGTTTAACTGTTCTTATTTACCAATCGACGACCCCAAAGCCTTTGACGAAGCAATGTATATCCTTCTCTGTGGCACTGGTGTCGGTTTCTCTGTGGAGCAACAATATGTTTCTAAGTTACCTGAAGTGCCGACTCAGTTGTTTGATAGTAAGACTTCTATTGTTGTGTCGGATTCTAAAGAAGGATGGGCAAAATCACTTCGCCAACTCATCGCTCTTTTGTATGCTGGCGAGATTCCAAAATTTGACGTATCTCGAGTTAGACCAGCAGGAGCGAGACTCAAAACTTTCGGAGGACGTGCTTCTGGACCCGGACCTTTGGAAGAACTTTATCGCTTCTGTGTCGCCAAGTTCAAAGGGGCAGTTGGTCGCCGTCTCAGTTCCCTTGAGTGCCATGATATTCTGTGCAAAATCGGGGAAGTTGTTGTTGTGGGCGGAGTCCGACGGTCAGCAATGATTAGTCTGTCTGATTTGTCAGACGACAAGATGGCTCACGCTAAAGCAGGTAACTGGTGGGATGGTCAAGCACAACGTGCGTTAGCGAACAACTCTGCGTCATACTTAGAGACACCATCTATTGGTCAATTTATGCGTGAATGGAGTTCAATCTATGAATCACACAGCGGAGAGCGTGGTATCTTCAATCGTGAAGCAAGTCAAAAGCAAGCTGCTAAGAATGGTCGTAGGGATGCGACTTATGCTTTTGGTACAAACCCCTGTTCGGAGATTATTCTCCGTCCTTACCAATTCTGTAATCTATCCTCTTGCATCATTCGTTCTAATGATACTGAAGATAGCATTGCTAACAAGATTCGTCTTGCTACCATTTTGGGTACTTTTCAAGCTAGTCTTACAGACTTCCCTTACTTGCGTAAGATTTGGCAAAAGAACACCGAGGAGGAGGCGCTTTTAGGTGTGTCAATGACTGGTATTTGCGACAATACCTTACTCAATAACCCTGATGATGAATCATTACCTGCTCGATTGGAGAAACTTCGTGACCTTGCTGTTTCTGTTAATGCTGAGTTTGCTAGTGCTATTGGAATCAATCAGAGTGTTGCGGTTACGGCTGTTAAGCCGGAAGGAACTGTATCACAACTCTGTTCTACCGCATCTGGCATCCATCCTCAGCATAGCAAGTATTATATTCGCCGTGTACGAGCTGATAATAAAGACCCTTTGACACAGTTCATGATTCAAGCAGGATTTGTTGCAGAGCCTTGCGTGATGAAGCCTGAGTCAACAACAGTATTTAGTTTCCCTGTTGCTGTGGCTGATGGTGCGTTACTGCGTGAAGACTTGACTGCCATTCAGCATCTGCGCTTGTGGTTAATCTTTCAGCGTCACTACTGTGAGCATAAGCCGTCTGTAACTATCTCTGTCTTGGAGAACGAATGGATGGATGTCGGAGCATGGACATTTAAACACTTCGATGAAGTTACCGGTGTGTCGTTCCTGCCGATGGATGGCGGCACTTACAAGCAAGCACCTTACGAAGAATGTGACGAGGAGACTTACAACAAGTTAAAGTCGTTAGTTCCTGATACTGTTGATTGGGAGAACTTCAAAGAGTATGACGATAATGTCGAAGGCGCTCAGATGTTAAGTTGCACCGCTGGTGGATGCTCTATCTAATTCCTTGTGTGTTGTAGTGCTTTACAGCCTCCCTTCGGGGAGGTTTTTTTATGTCCCGTTCGGGTTATTGTGCTTAGTATTTGTGCAGAAACAGAGAAACTTTACCGATAGGGAAATGTATCTCATTGTGTACATTAACCGACATACTGTATCATTTAAGATACAAACATGGCTCTCTCGTCATTGCGACGAGTAACTAATCCTTTTAGAACCTTACCGCCACCTATCGTGTACTTGAGAAACTCGTCCGCAGCGCCTTCCATGTCTCCACGAAGAACCTTCTGACGGAGGGTTGAGCGCTGTAGTGTTCCAAGACCCACATTGAAGCTAAAGCTGACAAGAGCATCGAACTGCCCCTGTGTAAGAGGAACAGGACAGTATCGCTCGACACCTCGTTCAAAGCGAGTAAGGTCATCTCTAAGAATGTCATCCACTTCTTTCATTGTTATTGTCCTATTCCATCCTTCTGGGATAGGTAACGCTTTACGCTCCGCTAAAGGAACACGACCATGGTTGGGGTCAATAACGTGTCCAACGCCGATTGTCCATAACAGCGCAGGACACTGATACGGCTTAGTACGGACACCCTCGTGGTGACGGATAACTTCAAGGGCTTTAGCACTTACTTTCATTTCTTCGAGAAAGCCTGTGTACCGAACCAGAAAGCAATGATTGAGGCTAGAATTTGCATTTCATCGGCATCAAACACCATTGGGATAGCCTCAGCAAAGGCAGCACCAGAAGACCAAGCCCACCAAATAGAAGCAATGTCTACCACTATCAACAATAACACGAATAAATAGGTTACAACAGGTCTTACAGAGGCTCTGAGGTTGATTACCCACTGAGCAGCACCCTGACCTATAGCGATGTCGTGTGCGTACATTGCAGAGCGTTCCTGAGCCTGTGTCTCCATCTGAACTTGCTCTGTCCTAATCTCCTCTATACGAGCCTGAGCAATAAAACCACGCTCCATCATCTGTAGTTCTCTTTCAGTCTGCATACGAGCCATTTCCATCTCGTGTGCTTTGTCAGACTTGTCCTGAAAGAAGTCCATCAGTTTAGGTAAACCACCCATTAGGAATGATAAGGCGGTTGAAATTAGTGTTAGCATTACTTGTCTCCCCAGACGATAAGATAAGAAACTACTGCGGCAACTAAGAAGCAATAGAGTTGTACTCGACGAACTGCTTGCATATCTGCATCAAACAGTTTCTTGTTTTGTGCTTCTTGTTTCATTATTCGTTGTTTAATGACTAGAACATCGTCCCATGCTTTAGGACCATATTTGTTTACTACTTCCGCTTTCATACGAAGTTCCATCTTCTTTACTTCTTGGACTAATTCGTATTCTTTAAGAGTCTTCACAACCGTAGTGTCAGGGACAAACTGTTGTGCTTTACGCCTCTCAGCAGCTTTCTGTTGTGCTACCTCTGCACCGTCCTTCTG